GCCGGCCGTTCGCCTCGGTATAGATGTCCAGGTCGGCATTCTCGACCCAGTCGAAGCCACCGCAGAACACCGCGAAGCCGTCACGCTGCGCATTCACCACATGCGCTCTCACTCGCGGATGGTCGCCATTCAACAGGACCACGCCATCGCGTCCGGTGGCCTGACAATCCACCGTAAAGCCATCAAAAATGGTCTTCTGATAGGTTGCGCCGCCAGTTATGCTGATGCAGTCCGATGTCGAACTGATGCTCGAAAACTTGATCGTGACTTCGCCTTCAGCAATCCATTGGCAAGCTACCGTCAACGGCTGCTTGCACAAATACGTCCCTGCCGGCCAGCGCAGTTGCCCAGCGGTTCCGGCGCGCGTAATGGCCGCCTGAATCGCTGTCGTGTCGTCGGTCGTGCCGTCGCCTTTGGCGCCGAATTGTTTGATGCTGATCCGCTCACGCAAAGCGTCTTGCACCGTCATCGCGGTCGCTCCACCGCCTGACTGGAGGAAGCCGACCAAGGATGAGCCGGATGATTCTGCTAGAGACGGCAGAATGGATTGCAGCGAATACGGGTCCGTTTTGTAATTGTCGACCGTATAGACGGTATTGCCCTGCGCATCTTTGAGAACGACCTTGTATGCCCCGTCCCAATAGACCAAAGCGGAACCGGTAGAATCCAATATGATAGGATTCGTGTTCGGAACCGTCCCGTCCGAGTCCTGCCATGTCGTCTTTAGCGTCGATGTGCCAGCCGCATACGTGTAGAGCAACCCGCCGGCCAATGGTCGACCGGATGTCGGATTGAAATACTGCTGTTTACCGGTGGGCATCAGGCTTGCCATGTTTATCCTCTGGACGTAAAAAAAGCACCTCTCTGGGTGCTGGAAAAAGAAAAGCCGCACTAGGCGGCTTACTTAGGAACCGTTATGGCCCTTCTTGTCTTGTGGTTAGCGATCTACTTCTTGGTCGATGTATTTCGTGGACACGGCGCTGGGAGCAAAATACCACCAGACACCTCCGTCGCAGTTCTGCCTGGTGATGACACGCCAATTCCTGTGGAGTGGGAGCTACTCCCTGACGTCGAGTAGACTTTTGACTGGAACTAGGCGTTTCTGGGCGGCTTTCAAGGAAGATGCATCGCTGAGCTTTTGAGCGATTTTCTCGCCTGCAGCCGCGCCGGCTACTGCTCCAACTGGTCCTGCTGCTGCCCCAATTTTGGCTGTGCCATATTTGATCGCCGCCATAGTCCCGGTGCGCAACAGGTTGTGCTTTTGTGCTGCGGCGCCCGGGTAGCTTTGATCCGTGGCGAGGATATCCCCCGCATCGAGCAGCGTGCGAAACTTCCCCATTTCCTCTGGCGTGAATACCTGCTGCATCCGCTCGCTATTGTTGGCGAGGTACGCGCGCACAGCCTTCTGGTTCCATTGGCCTTTCGTCGAGCGGCCGGCATCGAGTACCTTGTTAGCGAACTGTGCCTTGATCTCGCCCAGCGCCGCTTGCCCTTGGTCGGCCAACTCGGGCGGCAGGTTATTAAGCGTGTCGACGACGTGCCCGAACTGCTTGACCGGCATGCCTGCCAGTGCATCCGGGATCTTCTCGACCGGAACTGCACGGTTGATGCCCTCTGGACCCGACGCATCCATGATCTTCGCGATGCCGTTGGGGTTGTCCAGCGTCTGCTTGCGCAGCGCCCACATCTGGCGTGCCTGGCCGTATAGATCGCCACCAGCGGCAGACATCACATCTTCGTCGAGCGCATCTTTCAGCTTGGCGACGAACTTGCCGTTCGCCGGAGACCAGTTCTCGCCCAGGAATTTGCGGATAGTCTCGGCCTGCTGTGCGTTGCCCTGCAACGCTCCTTCGTCGCCCAAGATGCCCAACTTCTTCGCATAGGCATTCACGGCGCTGCGCAGGTGCACGCGATCCGAGTTTGTCATCTCGGATTCATCAGCCAACACGGAGCGGAAGCGATCGAGCGGCGTAGGAACCCCTTGGGACTGCTCGTCGGCTGCGCGATAGAGTGCGCCGGCCCTGTTATCGAACCACTGTTTCAGGGAGTCGAGCGGTGCAATTACCGTGTTTCCGCGCCCGTATAATGCCGACTGGTCCGTACCAATCGTGCCGCCGCTGCCACGCACGATTGAATCGGCGTGGTTCTCCAGAGCTGCGCGCTCCTCGTCGAACTTGGACGCCAGCAGGCGCCCCGCTGGGCTATCCAGACGTGAGGTTTGGTAATCGGTAGCGCCGGACTTGCGATCTCCTGTGATGACGCTGCGGCGGGCGTCTTGGATGCCGATGTCTTGCAATACCTGCGCACGGCGTGCTTGCTCTGCGGCCGGCAGCGGGCCATCGCTCATTGCAGCGGTACCTGATCGCGGCGCGGAACTAGCGGCAGCCGGTGGCACATCTGCTGCCGGCGTGATGGGTGTGGTCGTTCCGTCGACGTTGAGCTTGATGCGCGGCTTCGCAGCAGTGGGCACGGCCGCCGTATCCGTTGCAGTGGGTGCCGCGCTTCCCAGGCGCAATCGATTGTTTGCCATCGATAGGGCTGGTCGTGCGGCTGCTCCGGCCTCGTTCAGCACGTTCAGAGGAAGGCCTTGGACGCCAGTGCGCTCCAGCGCATTACCGACGTTCTGCGCATACTCCTGACCGACTTGGGTACGCGGTGAATATGAATAATCGTCCATGGTCTGACCAAAGCGCTGTTCGGCAGCGCGCACCATGTCCTGCGTCCCATACTTTTCTTTCCCACCGACGATCTGCGACACTGCAGCGATGGAAGCCGGGATGGTTGCCGGGATGGTCGATGCGAAGTGAAGCGCAGCCTCGCCGGCACCTTTGAGCTTGTCCCACGCACTGGGCTCGGCAGCCGTCGCCGGCGCAGGCTTTGCGGCGGGAGCCGGCTGCGCAGCGCCGCCCAGAATCGCGAGTGCGCCGGACAGAGGCCCGTCCGCAGGTGCCGATGTGGCAGGCGCAGGCGTGCCGGCGGCACTTGGCCGCATCGCGGCGATGCGATCGGCGTCGGCCATGATCGCGGCGCGGTTCCTCGGGTCGTTGAGGTAATTCAGCGCAGCCGTGTTGGAGCGCGCGGCGGGTGCCGGTGTTGGAGCATCCTGATTGCCGCCGAGGATCGCGAGCGCATTATCAAGCGGACCGGCCATTACAGGTGCCCCTTCGAGATCAGTATTTGCAGGTTCGCGGCCTTCGTGCGCAGGTCACGCACGGCTTTGGAGTTTGGGCCGCCAAGCTCCTGCATAACGGCGTCTATCTCTTTCTTGTCGCCCGATGCTGCAGCGTTTTCGAGTCGCATAATGCGCGGGTCGAAGTTCTGCGCCCATTGCTGGTCGAACTGACGCTTAGCCGCCGGGTTCTGGCCGGATGCCTGCAGCGCGTTTTCCAGGCCGGAGCGGTAATGCTCAGCGCCGCTGGTCAATGCGTCATTCAACACGGCGATTTTGCGGATTGCCTGCGGCGTGTAGTCGAGCGAACCGTTCGCCCGTACCTGGGCATCGAGGCCGGCATTCGTATGCGGCCCCATGCCTTGGGCTGCTTGGAGGGCCGAGCGCTCCAGCAGCTTGCCCAGCACGTTGTAATCGGTAGCCTTCTCGCCAGTACCAAAGCTGTAGCCAGTAGCACTGGCAAGCTTCTGCGTGAGTGCGCCCAGCGAGCCAGTGTTCAGCCCCTTGTCAGCCTCCGCGATGATGGAGCGGTTCAGGTCATGCATGATCGGAGCGTTGTTCGCTGCAGCGCGCGCCGCGGTGACTTCTTTTTGGGCGTCGTCGATGGCACCAGCGCCACCCGGTGGAAGCATAGCCGGGCCGGCGCCAGGCGCACTGGTGACCGCGTTGTAGCTGCCGGGGACGGGACGCGTGTTGAGGATTGCGCCATTCGGACTGCGCTGCACGATATAACGGTTGCCAAGGGCATCGTTCTGGATTTCTTCCTGCTGCATTGGCCCGACTTTGTTTGCGATCGGCTGGCCCACCTCCTGCATAGCGCCAGGCTGATACGGGTTTGTCTGCACAAAGTGGGTTGCAGCGCCATCGCTTACGGTGGTCGTATTTGTGGTTTGCGATGCCGGGGCCAACACGCCATTCCTGCCGGTGATCAGCCACTGCTTGAGGCCGGCCGGATCGCTCGGCGCATGTTTGAGTGCCGTCATCAGCAGAGGCGCCGCATTGGGGTTCTGCTCGCTGTATTGCGATGCCCAGTCCAATACTTTGGCCGGTGATAGTTGAGGATCCATCGCGAGCGCGCCTAGACCGGCACCGATGTCTTCGCGCTGGCTCTTGTTCAGGTTTTGCATGCCCTGTTTGATGGTGATCTGGTCCTTGGCGACATCATTGAACTGCTTCGCCAATTGCGGGCCATAGAAGGCAGGAGAGGCCTGCAAAGCTGCATTTCCAGCTGCAATCGGGTCGAGATTGCCATCTTTGTCGCGGAATTTGTTCCAGTCGACTTGAGACAGGTTCTGCCGCTCTTGGAGTTGACCCTGCAACTGATCCTGCTGGAGGCGTCCAGTCTGCAGTTGCTGCTGCGCGGCCTGGATCCCTAGCAAAGACGAAATCGGCTTGAGTGCTGTGTCGAAGCTCGGAGCCTGAGCCTGCAGGGGGATGGTTGGATCGAGCGCCATTACAGGCTCCCAAGTTGGCTGTTGATGTAGTCCATACCGGCCGAATGGCTGGCTGCAGCATCGGCACCGCTGATGCCTGAGCCAGTCCCAAACAGATTGCCGCCGGTCATATTGTTCAGCATGTAGTAACCCATGCCATTGTTGATCGAGCCGGTCAGGGCATTTGCCTGCCCGACCCGGCCGGCAGCCTGCGCAGCCGCACCAGAGGTAAGGGTGTTGCCGACATTGGACATAACCTGCGCACCGGTGTTGCCAACGCCAGCCGCGGCATTCTCGCCAATGCCAAGCAGCGACGACAGACGGTTGTATGTCGCGTCGTTCTGCGTCATGTAGCGGCCGAAGGCATTCTGGTAGGCCGTGTTCGCCATGCCTTGGTTGAACCCGATCAGGTCTTTAAGTGCGGCACCGGATAACACGCCATTCTGGGCAGCTTGACTGTTCTGTAGCGCTTGCTGACCCTGCTGCAACTGGAACTGGTAGCCGGGGTCTTTGTACTGCTCGAATGCCTGCGCATCGAATGGCTTCATCAGACTACCGTAGGTACCACCATCGGTTGGCGCACCTAGGCCCAAAAGATTACGCAAGGAGCCTTGTGCGTCATACCCGGTGTTGATGAAGGGCTGCAGGCTGTCGCGGGTCTGCTGGAACTGCTGCTGCTGAAGGGCCGCTGCATTGTTTGCTGCATCCGATTGCTTATTTGCCGCACTGCGTGACGCGTCACTAGAAAGGACGCCTCCGACGATTGCGCCGCCGGCTACTGCTGCCGCTACCCAGCTCATTCGATTACCTCCTGCGCGCGCGGCGCCTCCAGTTGCGGGCACTCGATGAGAAGCGCCTCAAGTTTCGCCAGATCGGTTTCAGGCGTGATGTGCACATTCGTGCAGACGACATCGGTATGGGCATAGCCAGCGCGCTTCAGGCCCGACCGGCATACCATCTGGAACGGCGCCTGAACTCGGCGCATGCCGTCCTCGGTCGCAATCGTGAGGTCGCCTTTGGACACGATGAAAATGTGTTCCGTGGTGTGCACGTGACCGGTTAGCACCGTGCCAGCAGGGATTTCGATGGTGCGAATGTAGAGCCCGGGCGCGAAGTCATGCATGGTCGGGATTTCAACCTGCGGCATGTCGAGCATTGCGCGCTCGAGATCAGTGATTCGCGCATTCGATACTTGCGGTACGCTAGACATGTCAGACGATCTCAACGCCATCGATGGCGACGGTAACTGCCGTATTCGCGCTTGCCAGCATGCGGATCATTGTCCCGGCGGGCATCGTCTTCCCGGCCAGTTCCGGCGCGATGTATGTTTGACCCGCCGACAGCGTCGTATTCTGCGGATCGATGACACGGTTGGAGGCGGACGACGATCCGGCCGAGGGGACGATGTTTGCCGTGATCGTCACTGCGCCCGCGCTCGTGTTGGTGAAGGTCGCGCGCTTGATTACGCCGGTCGTGTTTGCCGGTACCGTGTAGTAGAGGGCGTCAGCATTTGTTAATTGCTGCGGCGCTACCATTTGTTTTGCAGTAATCGTCATTACTTCCTCATGCGTTGTAATAGGGAAGCTTGTACGCAGTCCCCGCAAGGTTGAATACGAGATAGCCGACTGGATTGGCCGGGGGAGCTGATGCCGCGCCGGCGGCGCCGACCGTGGTTGCAGTCGTGGTGCCAAACCCAACCTGCGACGCCGCTACGGTAGGCGTAGCACTGGTTAGGGTGAGCGCAGTCGCGGTGGCTCCATTCGTATCAACCAGTAGCCGCTGAGTCCAAGTGATCGTATTGCCGGCTGTACCGGAGGGCGCCGTCATGAACTTGAGGGAACCAGTAATCTGCTCGATATGCGTTGCGGCCGAACTGCGTACGTATTTCCAGTTGCTTCCGTCGAAATAGGCGTTATTGGTCAACAGGCTATTGAAGCTGCCGGAGTTGGCTGAGAAATATGCATTGCCTTGTGCTCCTACTTCGATCGCACGAAAACCACTTCCCCAACTACTAGACGTCGTGCCGATGGCTGCGTTGCTGGTTGTGGTCAAAGTAGTGAAGGCCGCAGTGCTTGGCGTCGTCGATCCGATCGCGCCGGGTATCGCCCAGGTACCTCCCAGCAGTTGTGATACGTTCAGGTTTGGCACGACTGTTGTCGACGCGATCGAGAGCGGCGCGGTGCCGGTCGCAACGGTGCTTGTGATCTGTCCAGACGCCGACAGCGTCGTGACGGCCGCCGCGGCCGGCGTCGTTAGCCCCAATGTACCGTTGAATTGACTGCTGATCGATGGGACTGTCATCAATCCAGTACTTGGATTGAACGTCCACTTCGTGCTTGATGTCTTTGGTGCATACTGACCACCAGTTGCGGTCGACCATAGCGGATACATCGTCGCATTTGTTGTCGCATCATCCGTTATTGCGACGGAGGTTGCATCGTTTTGCGACATGCCGGAAATCGTGCCCCCCGTGATCTTCACCTTTGCGGCGTCCTGATAGGCCATCGACCGGATTGGATCGATGCTCACAATCTGATCAATGACAGCGTCTTGTAGTGCGCGTGTAGCTCTTGCGGCCGCATCCTGCGTTTCCTGCAAAAGCAGAATCAGGTCAACGATATGCGATGCCATCTTGTATTGGAGCCTGCTGTCTGGCTCGTCCGAGACTAACCCGGCCAATAGATTAAGATCGTCAACTTTGCTTCTGACCAGTTCCACGCTCGCTTCGACAGCCGTTGCATCTGGGCCTGCGTCGGCAATCGTCAGGTCACCAATTCCGTTTGGCTGAGAGCCTCCGGTACGGGTCCACAGGTCAACCAGGAACAGAAGCCACGATTGGTTCCATCGCCCCGTGCGCGGGTCGATAGGCGGGATATTAAACAGTGGGACGCCGCTCATGCTCTCGTCCCCATGCCACGCAGGGTAGCGCCGACGACATCTCGTGGTACCGGATCGGAAATGTGCACCTCATACACGCGATCACGCGCCATTCCAAGACGCCGCCAAACGGCACGGCGCTGGAATTCGCCAATCTTTCCAATGCTCGTCCAGTGCTCATTACCCCACGTGAATCCACCGTCATTCGACATGCGCATCATGATTTGCGGATCCGAGCCCTGACCATTTGCCAGACCCTGGCCTGGCGTGAACTCGATTTGCAGCCACGTCTGACGCACGCGATTGCGCTCGCCCTTATCCCAGACATGCGGCGTACGGCGGACAGACACAAGCGGTGCACCAGCGTCGTCGTACGCCTTGCGGGTGTATTCGTAGATCGTGCCGTTCTCGAAGTCACCGACATAAACCTTGCCGGCCAGGTTCATGCTGCAGTTCGCACGGTGACGATGGAAAGCCCCGTCGTTGAGGTCGAAGCTCGCGCGCTGATGCCACATGCCTGTCGTCAAATCAAACACCCACGTTGCGTCGGCACTTGGGAAGCTGATTTGGTAAAACTCGTGGCCTTCCTCGCTATAGACGAACGCCACAGCGTCACTGACGGTCGAGTACTGCGAAATCTGATACGACACAGCCGGCGTGCTCACCGGGTCGAAGTCGTAATCTCGGGTGAGCACCACGACGTTTTCGCCCCGCTCAGATCGGGCGAGCCAGATCAGCCCCTTCCCGGTGCGGCAAACGCTTGCCGGAGCTTGGCAGCCGATATCGAGCATTGCGCCCTGCAGACGTGAAAACGGGAAGTACTGACCACCGGCGTCGTACCAAATCTCTGTCGTGCGCTCCCCAATCAGCCACAGTTGGCGGTTGTGCTCGATCGGCATAACCAGATTGTCCGAGGCGGCATCCTTGAGCGCGAAATACGTGCTGTCGAAGGCTGCAGTGCCATTCCAGTAGACCGGAGACGTAAAAAACTGCTGCGATCCAGGCAACCCGAATACCAACCATCCGTCGATGAACGCGATTCCGCGCGCAGCGCTCCCGACATTCGTCCACGTTTCATTCTGCAGGTGATAGCCGTAGATGCTCGTCCCATCATCGAACGCCACAACGTGGCCAGTACCGTTATCGCGGATCCAGACCGGACCGGTAGAAGTTTCGAGCATCCCGATCTGCGTCAGCGTCGTACCATCGAACAGGTAGGCATAGCTACCAATAACGACAGCGCCCTGCGTGTTACCGGGCAAAGTCCACATGCCACGGACTGGAGCGACAGGCCCATTCGCCGCGGTGATCAGTCCCGGTGAGCCTAGCAATGCAATAGGGGCCTTTGCTTCGCTGTTCTGGTCGATCTCGACGAACCAGTTGATCAGGCGCTGGGCATCCTGCAGCTGGTTGGCAGCTTCATAGGACGGGCCAACGAATGCGAATTCAGGCATCAGAAGCCCCCGGTCAGGATCCAGCCGGCGTCGTTCACATTGCCGCCCACCAGCACACCGTCATACGTCGAAATCCCCGGAGGCGTCGCATTGAGTGCCTTGATGACCTTCTTTGCCATGCGAGCTTGCTCGACGAGTTCCGGCGCCGGTTGCGTGCCGTATTCCGGGGCCAACAGCACGGCTAGATTCGTTTGCAGCGCGAGCAAGTAACCCTGCGGCAGCGATACTGTGTCGGTGAGGTCCGTGAACTGCGAAAACACCATGTCCACCCACAGATGAAACTCCGCGCCCTGCGAAGGCACTGGCCAGAAGATCAGTTCGGCCAGGGGATACGACGTATTGAAGTACATGACCTTTGGCCATGGGCCCGGCTGGTTCTTGATGCCGATACGCGAGTAGCGGCTGAAATCGACCTCCACGCATGCATAGTCAACAGTTGTGCCCGTCGGCTGCAGGCGCGTGTATGCCCCCGAGATGCGCAATGGGCGCGGCATATCGAAGTCGCCGCCAGCGCCGACCGTATAGGACGCTTTACCTGCTTGAAGTTGCAGCACGTACTCGGCATTGTTGAACACAGCCAGATGCTCGATGCTCCAGAGGTCGAGCAATGCGTTTAACTGCTCAAGCCCGGTCGTGCTGTCATCGGCCGTAAGTGTCTCCCCGACGGAGATGGCGCCGATTTTGCGCAGTGCACCGTGGATGATGTCGTTCGCAGTGGTCATAAAAAAACCGCCCCAAAGGGCGGTTCCATGAACGTGAAATGACGATCAGCTATTACGCTGCGCCCTTGATCAAACCAGCCGTCACCAGGGCCGAACGCAGAGCATTCGTGAGCTGAACCATCGATGCCGTCTGATTGGCCAAGTCGGTGTCGACGATCGTAAATTCGACCTGAGCCGTGCCTTCAACGAACGCCGTCACGGACGAAACAGCAACTTCGAGCGTCTGTCCTGCGGTGCCGGTGTTTGCACCGGTGATCGCGGTTGCGGCCTGCGTTGCGCCGGTCATGCCGAGGCCCGCAGACGTAGCACTGATGACGCCGCCAGTGACTGGGGTGCCGTTGATCTGGACGGTCAGCGTCGCCGCTTTCGAGCCAGTCGTGACAGGTACGCCCGCACGAATGAGCGCGGAGGTGACCGAGAACGCAAACGGAATGGCGATCTTCCAGACCTGCGAGTTTGCCAGGCCACTCAAGGCGGGAATCGGGATGATGACAGACTGTTTCTGCGCGTTGGCAGAAACGCCGGTAGCCGCATTGGCAGTACCACCCGAACTATCCGTCAGCGCGGTTTGAGAAGCACCGGATGGCTGAGCCACGGCGGTGGCACCCCAGAAGCCGACGAGGGAGGTCGAGGCATCGCCGATAACCTTGCCATCTGCCGCGCCGCCCTGTCCGAGTTGGACGCTGGTCGAGGTCGTGGACGGACCTGCATTTGTGAAAGACATGATGAATCTCCTGAAATTGAAAACCCCTCCAAAGAGGGGCGCTATTCATTAGCCAGCGATGCGGCAGGACATTTCGCGGTATAGCGGTGCCCAGCCATACAGGACGTCGATACGGGTCGGCAGGGCATCGTTGTTGATGGTGTACTGGCGAACCACACGCAGCGACATGCCGATGTCCTTGTGCGATGCGCGAGCCGCCATATCGACACCACCTGGCAGCGGCAGGTCAGCCGATACCATGGTGAACGCGTCGCGGTGAAATGCCAGGGATTGCGGCGAAGTGGTCGAGGTGGCGAACAGGGTGATATTCGCGCTGTTCGCCGGCGCCGCGTCCACGTTCTGGAACTGGCCAGCGGAGATGCAGGCGTTCGCCACGGTCAACAGGAGCTTGCCCGATCCATCCGAGGTGTACGTACCGCCAACCACGACACCGGCCGAATCCGTCGTTGCTGTGAAAGTGCCGTTGGTCAGGTTAGTCGTGCCCGATCCGGCGCCGGCCGGTGGGCGTACCACGAAGTAGCGTGCTTTGCCGCCGCCGAACTTCTGGCGGTTTTGCGGATTCACTGCGTTGACGTTCGCGATGCTGAGAATGTCGCCGACCTTGACGACGGCGGTCGAGTTCGACCAGCCCTTGGTACCCAGCGTGCCCGAGTCAACCCAGCCCGACGAGATCACGGCCGAGGAGGTCTGCGTGTTGTCGAACTGCGGCGAGCCACCGCCGGCGCCGAATGCCTGTGCCACGGTGTTCTGGTCCTGATACCAGTCGAAGCCGAGCGTAGCTTTGCCGAGCAGGCCCTTTTCATACTGCTGACTGATTTTCACCTGCGGGTTGAACAGGCCAGTCAGGGCGCCGGCCATCGACGCCATCGACCATTGATCCAGAACGATTGCTCGCTTTCCGTCGCGCGGAACTGCTTCCGAGTCCAGCCATGCACCTGCCTGGAGGAAGGGGGCCACGGTCGTCGGAGCGGCGCCGGCGGTGCCAGTGATGTTGAATGTGTTTGCCGTTGCCATGGTGAGGCCGTCATAGTCGACACGGTTCGCAATCGTGGCAATTTTCGGCTTGAGGACGCGTTCCGAGAACATGTCCATGGACAGCAGCAGGTCGGAGGTGATGAACTGCGTATCGACGTGGAACTGAGTCGTCAGCGTCACCGGAGTGCTGCCCTCGGTGAAGTTTTCGACATTCAGCGCCGGTCCGGTCGTGCCGACGAAACGCGCCGGGCGGCGGACGTTGATCGAGTAGCCAATCTTGGCGCCATCGACGCCGAAACGGTCGTCGTACTCGCGGTTGACGCGGCTGGTGAATTGCAGTTCGTTTTCCAAGACCATCAACGATTCGTTCGTGATGTCCGAAATGGTAAGCAAGGTGTTTGACATGTTCACTCCAAACAAAAAGCCCGCTCAACGGCGGGCTTCGATTTATGGATGCTCAACTACCGATCAACTACGTTCTGCACGTCGGCGCGCTCGGTACTCTTCAAAGCTCTTTGCAGGGCCTGGATCGAGCGCGCGTCCGTCCTTCACTGTAGTGGTGGGCGGCGGGGCTTTTGATTTTTCGACTGCAGGGGAGAGTGCGGTCTTTGCGGGCGGAGTGTCATCGTCGGGCTCCTCGGTCAGTCTGTCTTCGAGCTTGCCCAGTTGACGCAGCCCAGCGGTCGGAGACATCGCGGCGAATCGTTTGGCCTCGTCTGGATGCTTGGCGAAGTAGTAGGCCAAGTGCGGGCCGACGTCACTTTCCAGAATCGCCTGATGCAGGTGGCCCGGCAGGTTCACGTCCGACGCCTTGATGACTTCGTCATAGTCCTCGATCTCGGCACGGGCACGCTGCTGGGCGGCCTGCCAGCCCTTCACAAGCTGCTCGCGTTCAGCCTTGGCGCGCGCTTCCGCCTGTTCCTGTTCGCGCTTTGCCAGCCGCTGATCAGCCTTCCATTCCGCGACGGCTTCGATGTACTCCTCGTCGTTCGCGAACTTGGACCGATCCGGACGCGGTTCTTCCTTCACCGGTGCGGCCTGGGCGGACATCGCCTCCAACCGTGCGCGCAGTTCGGCCGCCTCACGTTTGGCCTGCTGAGCCTCGGTTTCGGCCGCTTTACGCTGGCTCACCAGTTCGGACATGCGCTCTGAAATCGGCTTCTTTGCGCGCTTCTCTCCCTTGTCACCATCGGCATGCGTTTCGTCCTTGGGCGCGTCTTTTGGCGGGTCCTTGGGCGGCTCCTCTGTCGGGGGGGCACCGGAATACATGGCGGCGATGGTTTCGCTCGTCACAACTTTAGGTTGGACGCGCTCTGCGTGACGTGCAGTAGTCGAATTGTCGTTCTCAGGGGGCATGATTTCTCACGGATTTACCCGATGCAGGCCCATCGGTAGGCAGGGTGCACTACGCGTGCTCGCGGTGAAATTCGTTGTTCGGGCCGCTGTCTTTGCCTAGGTGAAGATCGGTTGCTGCGTCCAATTGCGCCTCGCGCCACGATTCGTCGTTGCGCATCTGCGTGTCTTGCAGCTTCGTGCGCGACTTGACCTCTTCGCGGAGGTCCGCGGAGTGCTCCTTGGCCAGCAGACGCCGGTTTTCGCCATCCTGGCGGATGCGCTCTTGCTCGGTTTCGTGGTGCGCCCATAGTTGGTCGGAGGCGAGTTTCCCTTGCTGGCGAACCTGCTCGACGCCCATGCGGTACTTCTTCTCAAGTTCGGCCTGCTGCAGGGCTTGTTGCAACTGCTGGACGGCGCCGGACAGGTGCGCGATGTATGCTTTTGCCTCGTCCGGCAGGTCGTCTGGCAGCTTCTTTTCTGCCATAGCGATGGGATTCGCTGCGGCCAGGCGGTCTGCCACATCCTGCGCAGCCTCGAAATCCATCTGACGCACGACGAGGTCGCCGGCAACTTGGCCGACTTGCGGCATGGTCTTGAGCAGGCCAAGCAGCATGTCGCTGTTCTCTTGGCGCTTCGTCTGGTAGCCGGGCCCGGTGTCCATGACGACGTCGTATGTGCCGACCGTGACATCGTTCAGCACCTGCTTGATCGCACCGAGTTCGTCGCGCTGCTTCTCGTTGATCGTGACTGTCTGCGGCACGCCATCGATGCCAAGAATTCGGATTGCGCGCTGTGTGTCGTAGTAGTGCGGGATCAAGTCGAGCAGGATCACACCAGTATGGCTGATCGCGCGCGTCAGGTTGTCGTAGAAATGGTAGTTCGACATGTCCGACTGGCCCTGACGTGCCTGAACCATCTTCCCGGACGTTTCATTGCCTTCGGCGCCCAACGCAGGGTCGAACATGCCAGCGACTGCTTTCAGGTCTTCGCTCGCGGCCATGGCGGCGTTGACGCTGGCCGCCGGGATCTGCTGCGGTGTCAGGCGCTGAGGCGGCGGCAGCGGGCTACCTTCGTCATCGTGCACAGGCTTGTAGACAAGGCGCGAGTACGATTTACGATTGGCGTTCTGCCATTCGCCCTCATGCCCTTCATCCTGACCCTCAGCCATCAACCACGGCGCCAGCGGAGCAAGCGCGACAAACTCCGTCTCCTGCGTGCGCCAGTAGTTGTACATGCGCTGCGGATCCTTCAATTGGCGGACCATGCCGAAGCGGATCACCTTGCCGTCGTCGATCATCTCGGCACCGACCACACGCACGACCGGAATGTACTTGCCCGGTTGGTCGCGCTTATCAAGCTCCTGAAGGGCCGTACAGAGGGACCACTTCAATTGCCGGCGAACGGTCGGCCGCGTGTGCACGATGGTCACATGAAGGTATTCCAGGGCGGCGGGATCGATGCGCGACTTGAACATGCGAACACCGCTAGATAGCAGGCAGAGCGTATCCGCGACCTCTTCAAAGCGGTAGTACTCGGCGATCACCACTTCTTCGGCACTCGCCCACACGGCCTTATCATCGCCCGGGCCCAAGTCCTCGACATCAGCGATCTTGGCGCGCGGGTATTGCTTCCGGAACGCCTCTTTCTTCATCGACGACGTGATAACGCACCAATCTGCGTCAGAGCCGTCCGGCATCGTGGCCGATGGGTCCATATAGACCGTGAACGGGTTGCGGATGCGATCGATGTATAGTTCTTGGTCGAAGCTATCATCTGCGACGTAGCGCGAGCACACGCGCCAGAAGCCCTCACCGGAACGCACTTGGTACTCAGCCGCGGTGTCGTAGGCTAGATCGGCGTTGCTGTTCACCTCGATGTGGCGAATCAGGCCCTCAATCACATTGGCCTTCTTCACGCACGCGCCGTCAGAGACCGGATGCACGCGGATGCGCGGACGCGAGGCGCGCATGTTGTTCACGACCGAGCGCACGAACGTGTCGGTCTTGTTGATCGTGAGCGCCGGGCGGCCTTCCTGCTGCCGGGCGATCTTCATCGCAGCTGGCCATTGCTCGCCGAACGAGAAGCGCAAATCCTCGATCATGTCGGCGCGGTTGCCGCCTTCAGCATCGCGGGCAAGCTTCAGCCGGCGGCGCATTTCGTCGATGATTTCGCTCATGCCATCCATCCCTCAGGGTGAAATTGCTGCGGCGGGGGAGCGATTACACGGCTCACGGCCTGCGGTTTCTGTGCACGTCGCGCACCTTCGCAGGCGTAGCGCAATGCGTCGATGACGTGGTTGTCTTTGTCTTCCAACATTGGCAGCACAGCACCCGTCAGCGGGTCTTCCTTGTACTTGTAGAGGGTCAGTTCATCGATCAGGTGTTTGCAGCGCGGGTGCACGACGATGTCGAACGACTTCAGGAACTCAACGCCTTCTTCCAGAGATTTCGCACCTTTCACGGCCGGCATGATCTTGGGGAAGCCGTTTTTCTTCATGTGGCTGATCGTCTCCGGACGCGCGTTGTCGGCTGTGATCGGCCATTTTTCGCTGTCGGGCACGGTCATGAACAGCGTTGGGGTGTCGGTGATCTCGCATCCAACCTGATACGCCTCGTACGGAACGTAAAGCCTGCGGCCGACGATGTAGCACTGGACCAACACAGTAGGATCGATCGAAAAGCCCCAGTCCGCGCCCTGGCGGATGATCTGGATCGGGTCGATATCAAATTCCTCGACGGTCCAGTTCTTGAAGACGCGAGCCTCGGTGTTCTTCTGGTACTGGCCCAGCCAGATATGTGTGTACTTGTCGATGTCACGCCGGCGGTCGTACTCCATCTCGTCGCGTAGTACGCCCGGAAACCACGGGTTGTCGTGGTAGTTCGCCTCGATCACGACCGAGTTTGGCGGAGGAGTCTCCCCGCGCAGCAGGACGTCGACCGGGTCCGTTTCAAAGCGCGGGTTCCAGCTGAACCAGATTTCAGATCCTGGCTTACGGATGGTCGGGCGCAGCATGTCCAGCGAGCGCTGAGATAGCGTCTGCGCTTCCTCGACCCATGCGACGTCATAGCCTTCCAGCGACTTGATCGACTCGGCCGTGTGGTTCTGCATGCCCTGAAAGATAACCAGGCCGCCGTTGTGCGCGCGGATCTTCTTGTCCTGCACCTCGAAATAAGCCCCTGCGTTCATCGACGCGATTTTGTTTTCGAGAAGCTTCTTCACCGACTGATCAAGCGATTTCTGATTCTCGCGGATGCACACGGCGTCGGTCTTGGCCATGATGCAGCGCTCGATGAGCATCTCACCGAAGAAATGCGACTTGCCCGAACCGCGCCCACCGTGCACTCCCTTATAGCGGGCTGGGTCCAGCAGCGGGAGGAAGACCTCAGGCGTCTGGATTTGCAGGACGGATGACGACACGTTCGATCTTCTCGATTTGGACCGGTCCGCCATCGGCGCCGGTCATTTCCTGCTGCACCTTGTCGCGCCATTCTGCCGCGCGGCGGTTCTTCAGCCAGAAGATCGCGGCGGTCGTGTCGGGCGGATAGTGCTTGCGAATCGGAGTCTGGACAACCACGCCTTCAACGACGCGAATATCCATATCGTCGTGCTCATAACCGGTGGCCCGGGCATACAAACTGCGCTCTACGCGCTCGTCCGCTTGGTCCTTCCCGCTTTTTAGGGCCTGACAAAAGCCTTCATGCTCTGCTTTCCACCGATAGAGCGTGCGTACGTCAACCTCGAAGAAGTCGGCAATTTCCATATCGGTCGCACCAAGCTTGCAGAGCTTTTCAGCCTGGGTGACGAACTCCGGCTGAAATTTGGATGGGCGCCCCATTACGCCGCCGCCTCCAGCGGGGCAGGCATCTCCACGCCCAAAACGTCCATCTCCGATATGAGCACGTACTTGTGGCCGACCTCGGTGAACGAGTGGTACTCCAGTTCGGAAAAGCGCACGACGTCACCGATCTGTGTAGCCATCGGGATCAGCTTGTCCGTCTTCGGGTGACGCGCGCCCGGGCCCACCGCAATTACCGTGCCGCGGTTCATACCCTCGACGGCGCCGTCCTTCGAGCGGTATGCATCAGTCTTCGGAGGCAGCACGAAGCCCTCGATAGCCGTCGGCAGGTTCTCGTCTAGGCGCACAACAAGGCGATTTCCGGTGGGTTTGAGCATGGTGTTTGGGCAAAAAAATGGCCCAGCGTGTTAGGCCGGGCCTGAGTTCCCTTTCGGGCGGAGACAACTGACGAGGTAAACGACAAAGCCCCGCGTCATTGCTGATCGCAGGGCCTCGGATTCCTCCAGAGGCGACTAGGGCTGCCTTCAGGCATCCTTGTCGCGTCTCGGAAGACGGAAATAAGTTGTTGCTCGGAATTTATACATGATCTTGCAAATTGTCAAGCTGTTTTGTGTCTGCGGCAACCATGGCCTTCCCGATCTCGGCAGCGGCACGCGTGACGGCGCGGCGGGTGGCAGCATACTCGTCGCTATCAAATACTTCCTCGACGAGCCCGATGCTGGCGCCCCAGCCCACGGTCGCAGTGTGGTTTTGCGTGCCGACGCGCACATCCATGCGTAGCTTCACGGCCAGCCGAAATGCGTCACCGTCGTCGATGAGGGGATTCCACACCCCGTCACTCAGTTTCAAACCAGGCTGCCCATCGTGCGAGTCGTAATAATCCACCGAAACGCATCCACTGTACTCATCGTGCTCGATTCCAGCAGCCTTGGCCGCAAGTTCAAGTAGCTCGCGGTCGCTCTTCGTGGCCATTTCATCGACGCCAGGTTGCCGTGAGGTGGCCTGTTGCTGACGTGCGGCCAGCTCTGCCTCGGTCGAACCCATGTCGGCCTGACTCTTATATGGGTAGAACTGGCCATTCACCCATTCACCCTTTGCGTACATGTTCTCGCTTTGCCCTGGGAATCTGCCTTTCATGCACATGCCTCCTCGTTCTTTTCGATCACTGATTCTATCGCAGCCTGCGCCGCCTGTAATGCGCGGTTCCAATGCGCTGCCGGCCAGTGCTTGATGTCCAAGTTGCGGCAAATGGCTGTCGGTGAATGCCCAAGCACGTAGAAGTCTCGCAGCAGAAACTTGTGCTTGTATTGGTCGACGCTGAGTCGCTGCCATGCGCGATCGATGGCCATGGCGTCATGGAAGTTCAGCCTTGATTGCGTAGCCCGGCCACCCTTCGGCCCTTCGGCAGCCTGTCGCATATTGCTGATGACGACTGCCGTCATGCATTTGTAGCCTTGGCCGCCATAGGGTGATGTGCTGCGCGTCTCGCGTGCCCGAATCATGCCTCCGCTACGCCCGCGTTGGCACATGCCCCAGTTGACGAGGCGGCTGTCGATGTCGTTGTATGCGGTCAAGGCGCCTCCTCGGATTTGGCCTTCTCAACGATCTTCCGCGCGTCCTTGTCGATCGATACCGCGAGCCAGATAGCAGCAGCAAAGCCGGCGAAGAATGTCAGGATGAATAGCGGAAGGAGGGGGAAGTCTGGGCTAGTCATGGTGCCTCCATCATGCAAGTGAGAACGCCAAACACCATCCCACATAGCCAGCCAATGCATATCATCTGCATACGCGAGAGATTCCAGCGTTCCGCAGCCCAACTAGCGACATGCACTGCTACCCAAGAAACGACGGCGCCTATAACGAAATTCTTCATGCTGTCTCCTTCAGTGCGCGCAACTTGGCGCGGTATTCGGTCTTGATGGCGATTAGTTCTTCGACGGTCCAACGCTTTTCAGTAGGCGCATACTCTAGGGCTTCGAGCTCCCGTACCGCAGCCTCCCCAATACGGGCGACCAGACCAACTCGATACTTCGCCCGCGTTGTGCCGCCAGAGCGATTGCATCCCTTTCGCTGCTTGTGAACGTTGTTCTCATTGAACCTGAGATGAGATGCATGGCCCCGGCTGATCCAGTGGCCAGCATCCCAGCCACCGCCCACGCCGCCTGCGCCTGCGGCATCGAATGAGCCGCAACAAATACAGGGTTGGTCGCGGTCCCGATAACGGATATATGCATTGAAAGCGGTTTGAGCTTCACTGAGGTGCTTTCCTTTCTTCTTGTTGGCAGCCCGGAATTCGCGTAGCTCCTTGCGGTCGGCCTTCTCGCGTTCACGGCGCACATGGACAGCGGCGCAGGCTGGCGAGCACACCCGCTGCCCCATGCGCTGCGGCCTGAACGGCTCAAGACATATGCTGCATTTCCTCTGCCGGAACGTAGGCGTCGACTTGAGGATCGGCCCGCGCTGTCCGAGCGGGGCCTTGCGCTTGAGAGGGGAGCGGGTGAAGGTCATGGCTGAGCACCCTTGCAGCCCATGTGCGTCTTGCCATCGGCGGCGATGCGCGGGGATAGGGATTGCCCGTGACTGATGTATTGGCAACCGGTAGCGTTGTCTTGGTGCAGATCCAAGCCGCTGATGCCGTGAGGAGGGTCGGTATCGTCCTTTATCGAGCAGCCGGCCAGCAGCACGGCTAGGATCAGGATTCGTTTCATCGTTCAGGTTCTCCCATGTTGTTGTTGCCGCCCGGAGGACGGGCGGGGTGGCGCGGGTTACGCTGCCGGCGCGATTTCCTCGACGATCAGCCGTTGGTGCGAATGGATGTATTTCTCGGCCAGTTGTGTCGGGGCGTTGATGTCGACGGCCTCAGCCGGAACATCCTCCCACTCGCCGGCAGCGTTCTTGCGTTGCACGGTTACCTTCACGTTGTGGTGCGAGGTGTCGGCGTTCTCGATACGGATTTTCTTGGTCATGCTGTGTTGCCCTTTCAGGTTGGTGCTGCGGTTGGTGCGCATCTCGCGCGGTTAGATGCTGCTGTCGTCCCAGCCGGTCTTATGGCCGCAGCTCGTGCAGATAGCTTCGCCTTCCCACCAGCGGTATTGGCCGTACTCGGGGTGATCGCCCCAGCCTGCGCTTGTGCAGTACTGCTGCAGCGTCCAACTGCCGTCGTGGCATTCATCGCATATCTGCACGTCGTCGGGCGTCAGGCTGCGCTGGGGCTTACCCAAGTGAAGGCGCTGGTGGCGGCCCAGCACGACGCCGATGTAGACGCCCTCACGCTGGTTCCTTGATGTTGTCGTTTGCATATTCGTTTCTCCGTGCGCTCTCGCGCGAAATAGTCTCGTCAGGCCCTCATCCGCACGCCCAGCCGGAGCATGAGCAGGGCGAATTGCAGGCCGGCGATGGCTTCTAGCTGGTATTGCTGTTTTGTCATGGTTAGCACTCCATTACGCATTCGATGAAGACCTGAGCGACTTGCGGGACGATCGCATTGCGGGCGGCATCAGTTGCTTCCACGCAGCGGGGAATCCCATCACCCATAGCTCGAAACCCGGCGAGTGCACTTTGCCAATCTCGGTCCCACGGAAAGGGTTGCTCGATCCGCCCCATTCGTCCAAGCGGCCGGCTACGTGGTTCTTCCCGTGGTTGCTTGTGCCGCTCGGAGTGGGCAACCCAGTAGAGGCGCTGCCGGATGTGATCGGCCCCGACGCCCGCAGCGCACAGATCAGCCGCCCCAATGGCGTAGCCCGATGCTTCCAAGTCAGCTTGAACCTGGTCGAGCCACGCGAGCCCAGCCGGGCTTGCAACTTGCTCTCCAAGGACAGTTGCAGGCTTGCGCTCGCCGATGAGATGGTGGAATGCCGGCCATAGGTGCCGCTCGTCAGCAAACCCAGCTCCCTTGCCTGCCGAGCTGAAAGGTTGGCAGGGACAGGAACCGGTCCAAACAGGTCGATCATCTGGCCATCCAGCGAGCCGAAGCGCGAGCGGCCATCCACCGATGCCAGCGAAGAAGTGGCACTGAGTGAAGTCCTGCAGGTCGGCGGGGTGTACATCCTCGATGCTCCTTGTGTCGACTTCGCCCGGTGCGATGTGGCCCGCGGCGATCAGGTTGCGCAGCCATTCGGCCGCATATCCGTCAATCTCGTTGTAGTAGGCGGTCATGCCGCTTTCTCCCGTCGTTCTGCCCACTTCCTTCTTGCTGCCTCGTCCCGAGCCCGGATCCACAGTGGGCAAGCCTCGTTGGTGTCGTCGTGGCGCCGCATTCGCTCGTATCCTTCGCAGTAGCCGTGGCCTGGTGGGGCTTCGTCGTGGCGGTGGAAGCGGGAACACAGGTAGCAGTGGGAGGGCGGGCGATGTGCCATGTCAGCTCG